TTACTGTCCTTGAGCAAGAGATAATGATTAACCCAGAAACCTAGAGAAATGAGTGGATTAAACAGTAAAACAAGGATGGCACGACGTGAAACGTGATAGTATCGATAGATACTTCCATTTCTGTAGGCTACCTCAACGACCCCATTTATTGGGTCTACGTTTACGGCCTCAGCGCAACGTGATGAACGGAATGGAACACGGATGAACAAAGTTGAACCTCTTGGGTCTTGGACTCCCCCAACCTAGGGCATCTGTCCAGCTTTGCACAGGTGGACGGACCATTAAGCTGCACAGCCTGCCCAGATCCATTGGTACCACTGGTGTCATTAGCCAAACTTATCGTTAAGCCGCGAATCATAATCTTGAAACGCTGACAGATGGAGAGAACTATAAATATTTGTTAAGTGTTTTGTGCACTGTAGAGATTTTATGCTAAGGCCAAAAACCCCAGTAAATCGCGGTAGTATATAGTACTAGCGAGGGCATTTTAAGCGAAAAGAAGGGGGTAAGGGGGGAAAAGTACTCCTTGGGTTTATGAATAGACCTGACTAATTTTTGTCATTTTTCACTGTACTGTTTCCACGTTTAGCCGGTCCCAGCAATTTAAAGAGATGGTTTGAGTCAGAATAACATCTTGATGCAAGTACTGAACAGTATAGTCAAGAGGGGACGATTGAAAGCCAGCAACAATAACGAAGGGAAGGATAAAGCAAGTCATTAAGTAATCATTTTAGTATTATCAGTTGGAGACTCTTCTTCAATAACATCAGAAGCGAAGGAAGTATCTTTAACAGGTTCAAGTTTAGAGGTAACATATTTATCATGACAATCAAGACACCATTGTTTAAGAGCTTTACCGGTATCAGTAAATTTAGCTACACCTAAAGTACGCCAACATTCTTTAGGATCATTATGACCACGAGAGGAACCTTTATAATAACTAATAAAGAAGTTAGGACCTTCTCTTGTACGTGTATACGTAAAGGAACAGGAAGGTGTATTATGTTCAAATTGGATAGGTTGCATATATACAGTGATATACAGGTTAGACTGAGTACAATCTTAGTTAAATAAATAATTAATTATGAAGTTAATATATATATAATTCATTAATTAACTAAGGTACTTAAGTATTAATAAGGACACGACAGTTTGTAGTTGTCAGGATTAATAAGTAAGGGGAACTGATTGTAGTCAGAACCCCCGATAGGGGTTGGGTCCACCCTTCCCTCCCCCGTATACATGACGTACCTCAAGGAACCCAGGTAGGTACTGACTTTCTACCAGCAATCAAACGAGCACTTTTTCTTTGTTCAAGTGACATACCAAAACACATATGAGAAGCTGCTGCTTCTGGATTATCTAACCATTCATCCATAAGATCTTTGTAGTCTTCTTGTTTACGAAGTTTAACTGATTCGTAAGCTGATATAGCTAGAGCATCTGTAAAGTATTTAATACCTTGAGCTAAGCAGTCAAGACGGTCATCGTGTTTAACGGCACCTTTTTCTCTACACATTCTAGACATTTGGTAGAAGAGCATATAGAGGAGTCTTGATTCAGGAGCTTCATCTGGGTTAGAAGCAAAGTCCCATTCAATGACTTTACGGTCTACAACAAGCCTGTGTTGGTTAAGAACAGGTTCAAGGCTATCAATGATTCTGTCTTCTTTACGTACATTGGCACGTACTTCTTCGATGTCGATTGCTTGTTTAGTTTGTTGTAGATGTTTTTTAAATAGTTCAGATACGATGCCATCCCCGAAATTAGTTTCAATTACAAGTTTAGTTACTTTATATTTTTTACAACCTCTTAGTATGTCCAGGAGTGTGTTATCACTGTATCCATCTCTGTAAGCACGCATTTCGTGCAAGTACAAGAAACCGTTTCGTTGGGAGATATAAGCTGCTGCCGTTTCATCGCTGCCACGGCCCGAAGGATCAATTGAGCAGATTCTTTCTGTGTAAGGATTCCAGTCTCCTTGTAACTGCATTGGAGAATAGAAATAGTCTCCAGGTAACCCAACAGTAGGGAGTTCTTTGATAACGTTTTTGGGATCTGAGCACCAGATGATTGAGTCAGGAGCGCTAACAGGGTTAACACTAGTGACAATAAGATCAGCACATTTAAGCGGGAACTTTTCTGCATCACTAAGGGTTGTATCTAATTGGAACTGCAACATGTAGTTGCTACGACCCATTGAGGCTTCACGTTCTAATAGGTCACCTTCTGAGAAGCGATCAGGATCTGTTACTGACCAAGCTTCAGCACCGTTATCGATATCAGATTGTAGTTGTGGAGCTAATAAACCTTCGTAGTTAGCAATAGATCTGGGTATACGAGAGGGCCAAACGAACGGTCGGTAGGAGCGTTCAGCTAATTTTCTGTATACAGTGAATGTAGTCTGAGGAGTACCAAGGTACATAATCCTTGAGTCAGACTTTGGTGTAAGAATAGACTCAGCTTCAGTACATAATTGTAATAATTTCTCCCTCATAAGTTCGGTGAGGCTATTGCCGGGAACTTCGATATCGTCAAGGATCATCAGGTCGGCCCTAGAACCGGTCAGTTGCCCCGTAATCCCGACTGATTTAACAGAAGGTGCTTGGTGAGGAGCACAGTTAACGTCAAAGGAGATACGAGACCAACGGGAGTCATCACCTTTAGGTTGTAGATGCTTAAGCCAGGGAGTTTCAATGATCAGCTTCTGTAGAAAGATAGACATGTTGTCCGCACGTTCTTTAGAAGCTGAGATAATCATAATTTTCTTTTCAGCATTATTAAACAGAGTCCAAAGAACAAAAGCACCGGTAATCCAAGACTTTCCGACTCCACGGAATGCTTGTATTTGTAGACGTTTGGGGCCGTGCTGTAAGTAATCTGCGATTGCATATTGTGCTCTGGTGGGTGAAGGTAGATCAAGTTGTTCCCACAATGCTTGTAAGAACACCTTAAAATCAGCCTGTAAGGCTTCTAAAACATTAGACATATGTCAATATACTTAACAGGGTAAATAGTGGCCTTGTAAGGTCATATAGGGGCCTTAGATGTCGAATGCAGCTACATGGCTCTTATGAATATCAGATCTGTTATACAGAAGTCCGTTTATAAGACTTGTAGCTTGTTCAATTTCATTCATGATTAAATCAGCAAAGTCTAGCCGTTGAGAAAGGGAATAATCCTTGAGGGACTTACGGTTTTTTGGAAACAATCCATTCTCTTTATAAAGGACATTATGGATTTGTTTATGTTGTTCTTTATTAACACCAATGCCATTACGAGGATCGTTGCCAATGAAGTAACCTTTCTTTTCAAAGTACTCAATAAGTTTATAACTATCGGCATCACTGAGACCATCAAACAAAAACTTAAGGGATTTGATAGGTGCAATGTGATGGACTTCTGAATCAAGTTCTTGTGCTCTATTCTTATAGAACTCTTTTTTTTTATTGACTTCAGGTTTTGTCTGTTGAGCAGCATCTTTATCACGAGCTAACTTACGACCGTTCTTTTTATCGCGATGGATAAATTCTGAATTCCTACCTTCTCCATTAAACTGATGATAGTGTAGATCACCATTTTGATCACGGAATTGTGGTTTTTGAAGACCATTCCTTTGATCAGCTACAACAGCCATATCAGCTTTAAATCTACCAAAGCCTTTATAACCACCAGCGTTACCTTCATAATCAGCTTTCTTTAAAATACGGGCTGGAGGTTTGCCGTTTTTAATTGCATTCTTTGCACCGTTCTTTGCACCGTTCTTTGCACCGTTCTCGGCACCATTCTTGGCAACATGTTTAATAACTTGTTCAAGGACCATAAAAAAAGCCCCCTTTCGGGGGCGGTGTAATTACTTATTCGAAACTGGACAGGTTGGTTAGCCGGTGTTACGGTTGGCCTTATTCCTATCTCTTTTACCTGTGAATTCTTCGGCTTGACGAAGCGTTGAAGTTTGAGAAGGTTTAGCGTTATTTCCAGTGGCTTTTTTGAATTTAGTTATATTTCCAATACGAGTTCCACCTTTAGTAGATTCAGGTTTAGTAGTTTTAGCTCTAACGGGTTGACCGCTATCAATACGTTTAAGAAGAGCTTTCTGTTTTGAAGTACCAGAATTCTCAATCATCTCTCGATTAGCCTTGGCCCAAATGGCCATACCTTTATCAGTTAATTTGTTGCGATCTTTTTGAGTACTTGATTTACTAGCGTTTAGTTTTTTAGCAGCACTAATGTAGGAAGCATTCCTAGGATCATTAGCTCCGGTTTTAGGTTTCTTTTTAGCATTACCATTACCTGAAGGTTTTGTAGAAGGTGTTGTAGAAGGTTTATTAACTGGTTTTTTAGCTCCAGCTCCATAACCTAATTTCATTTCAGCCTTCTTACCTGTACCCTCAGATTCTGGGATATTGGATAAACGTGGCTTACTGGACGAAGATTTAGAGTTGGATGGCTTTACCTCGAAACCAGCTCTACCAGCCCCGCGACCAGACCGACTATTTTTTATATTACCGCCCTTAGCCATCTCTCTAAGGTGCCGGGGGATTGAACCAAACCCTTCCTTTCGATCAAAGATTTGCTCTTTTAGATCTTTAGCAATATCTACACCTGCAAGAACTAGGGGGACTCCGCCAGTAACTCTACCAGCAGCACCTAAAACTTTCGAAGCACCTGGGGGTAATTTTACTTTTGGAAGTTTTAAGTTCTTGGCAGCATTAGAAAGCCGTTGTCCTACATTAGGTTTAGGGATATTAGGTGCTTGAAAACTACCTGAAGGGAGCCTACTAGGAGGTAAAGATAAGCGTTGAGTTGGTGCACTACCAGTCAGCCTTTTTTGAACTGGAGTTCTAGGACGTCCATTACTCGCGTAAGTGACATCAGCCCCTGAACCACGAAGTGATCTACCACCACGTCCTGTAGTTACATTGCGGTTTGCACCACCTGGACGATCACCAACACGTCCTCGGCTACGAGAGTTTGTAATTGGTTTACCGGCACGAATTCTACTACGACGTCGTGAACTTGTAACTTGAGCCATAATTAATTAGTTATATAAGAATAGATAATGTGTTCCCTTAATGGGTTGTTATAGCGGGCTATATATTCCCGCCAATTAAGACTTCCTTTTTCCTGATTGCAGCTAAGACAGGCTGCAACTGTGTTCCTAATGTCCCCACCGCCATGACAGCGCGGCTGGACGTGATCGAGTGTGAGTTGATTAATGTCATAAGTAGCTCCGCAATAGACACATGTGCAATCGAAATATTCTTTGATGCTGCGCCTCCAAAGGCGCTTTGCTTCAGAGGACGTCATGGCTATTAAGTTGTAAAGGTAATGATCAGGAGTTGGAAGTAGTTGGGTCATGCGTAACGAGAGTTATTACCTTGGCCGTTTGCAGCTCTGTTAGCCTTTTCTGGTGCAATTTGCATAGAGCCATTAGGACTCCTAGATACATCATTACCAGGACCAGGATTTAACCTTTTTCTCGCTTGTGCATGTTTTCTTTTATACTGTTTGGTATGGGCAAACTTCCCTCCCATACCTGAGTTATTTGTATTTGAATGATGCTGAGCACTAGCAGGGTTATTTCGATAGAACAGTGCTGTTTTACCTAGAGCCATACAACCTCGTCTGGATATGCTCTGGGTCAATCTTTGGCATCACAGCTGCTAACTTTTCAAGTGGATTACCTTCAACAGCAATACCACTGATGTCATTCTTATATAGCCAATCACAAGCTGCTTTTAGTTCATGAGCAGTAGCTTCACCACTCTTGATACGTGTCAAGAACTCTGTAGTTACAAGATTATGCAGCTCATTAAATTGGTCTTCTGTTGCTTTTTTTTTAACCATTATTACGTATAACAATTTGATCTAGTTTGTTTTCAATACGCACCATATGATCTTCCATACGCTGAACCATAACTGATAAATCAGCCTTGGATACATAGTCTTGAGCAACGCCAAGTTCGATAGCATCGATACGTCTGTCAAGACCACTAATGCGATCATGGACATTATTTATTCTGTTGTGTAATCTGTTATTAAGTGCAGCACCTCCAGCGACTAGTGCTATTGCTACACTAACAAGTGCTTCCATTATTCAAGTGAAACGATAGGTACGATGTCGTGGCAAAGCATTTCAACACGACTGCCAGGTCTAAAAGTAAACCCAGATTTCATAATTTCTGTACATTTAAGTGCACGAACAAGTTCGTAATCAAGACGCATCTTTTGTTCGTGTTTTCTGGCGATAGCTTTACAGGTTTCGACCATGCCACCATCTAGTGGAACAGAAAAATTTAACTGTACGCCGAAGTTATTGCTTCGTACATACCCAGTGTGATCGTGTGGAATAGTATCGTTGCCCATATAAAAGGGCGAAAATTGCATGGTTGTTCCATTACAACTACTGTTTGCTGCAAAGTATTGCCGAGACGGTGCTCCATTGTTCTGGAATTGCACAGCTTGGTTAGTCACATTGCCCGTTGCAGCGGCAACCGGGTTAGATGTATTTTGAACCTTTGGATCTTCGTTATTAGCAAACGCTGGGTTTACTGTGAAAAGATTGATAAGGATGTAGTAGTAGACTGCTGATCGATAGTTTCTTCGATCTCGGTTGTAGAAATTACTCCCGCTGCTCGGGTTACGACTTCTAGTTGAAACGGATCGCCTGCAGTATGTACTGAAAAGGTTGTGGATGAATTTGTAATATCTCCACTTGGTGTAACGTTTGTTCCAGACCATGATGAATAAGCACCACCAAGGGTTTCGGTTTCAATTGTTCTTTCAATATCAATCGTGGTGGTAGTAGTCGATTGCATTGAGCCCTGAGTAAAGTTAGGTGTAACTTGTGCTGATACTGGACTAGCTAAAAACAATAAAAGTAGTAATCGTTTCATTCTTCTTTCTTTTTAGGATCAGGAGATTTGTTATTAGATTTACTATTGGATGTAGTTAAACCAAAAGTAGCAAGTGCACCAGTAAAAACAGAAGCAACAAATGTTATATCACCACCACTCTGACCTTTTTGGATCATGGGAAGTTCAACATAGTTAAGAGTGATAATAAAACCACTCCAAATAACAACACCTAAACGAACAAAGGTTCCAAGGATTTGCAATTCATCTTCTGTATTTTCTTTTACCTTGGCTAAGAAGTTTTTATGGGTTCCGTTGGATTCTTCTTTTTTGTTATTTTGTTCCATACTTGCTTAATTATGGGTTTCATAATCATCACTAAATATTTAAATAGTGATGTAGCAGCAAGGGTGGCACCTACAGAGATGAACGCTGTAGTAGCTGCAGTAGTCATGATCGTAGTAGTTGGCATCGGGACTTCAATGTCCGTAAATGGGACTTGTACGATCTGAGCTTCAGGTGGAGTTATAGGTGGAGTAAAAGTACTAGCTGATGGTTTTGAAGCCTCAGACTTATCTTTAGGGGATTCATCAGTGTTTGTACCCTCAATACCTGGTGGTGGTCTTAATGTATTAGGAGGTACTACTAATGGCTTATAAGAAGGTACATTAGCTCTCGGCACCTCCAGTATTGGTATGGGCAGGATAGGTGCTTCTGGGAGGCTTAGAGAGGGTAATTGGGGTGGATTAACCCACTCCATTACTCATCTCCAAACAAGCCGCGTTCGATAAAATCAACAGCTTGATCATCTACTGTGTTGTCTGTTGTAGAAGCCAACTTCCGTAGTAGGTCAACAATTAATCGTTTGACATTTGGAGAGTGGATAAATGAGAATAGAATTGGACGGATAAGGGTTAGCATAATTAGATAGGTGTAGGCCATGCCGTAGCAATGGCAGGGTTAGTTACGTCTTTACCATCAGAATCTTTGACGGTGGGTTGGCCAAACAGGAGCTCCTTAAGAGCTGGTACATCAGCGGCATTGCCAATCTCTGTCTGACGTGTATTACAGGAAGTCCTTACAGAAGCTCGGTAAGTCTTCCATGCTGTTGGAATGTGTCCTCCAGTCTCTTTAGCTTTAATAATGACCCAATCACTAGGAGCTAGTAATGAAGCTGCAATCTCATTTTGAGTATCAGACCACTGTGTTTTTAATTCATTAAGATTCTTTGGTGTTGTTGCATTCCAGTAGAAGCGTTCGTCATATGTAGCGGGATCAGAAACTTCACTGATTCCAATTGCTTTCTTTTCGTCCAGTGAAGTCAACCTCAGCCAATTTGCTGGATATTGAATATCATTATGTGTAAATGCCCGGTCATAAGACAGGGGCTTTTTATTTAAAATAAGCATAATTAATTAGTTAGCGAGCGCGTGCAGTTTTAAAGGGATGTTCGGCTACGGCATAATATACATAAGTAACACCAGATTGGTTAAACCTGGCATTAGTATTTCTCAGCTTAAATCCATTTGAAAGAATGTCAGTATTGTATGCACCATTGGTAAATTCTTGCTGATTTGTATTAGCCTTGATAAGAAAATTACTTACATTAAAGGCTGCTCGTGCTGTATCCAAGATAACCCAATCTTCGCCAGAGATACTAGACGCTTTCAGCAATATAAATGCAGGACGAAAGTTTGTATTTACAAAAACGCCGTCGCTCGATCCATTACCGGTGTACGAACCCACTGCGCTATATCCCGCGACAGGTGCGATGCAGAGGGCGATTTGATCGCCGCGACCAGGATAAGTATGGCCCGCATCAGTTCTGCTAGAACCAAAAGTGGAACTACTAACTGTCCAATAACCTGCACCGCCGTCAACAACAGCCGCAGTTTCGTCTAATGCTAATATCTTGGTTGTTCCTAGTGTTTTAAAGTAAACCTTCCATCCGTGAGTGCCTGTAAGAGCTTTGGTAATTATGAGCTCAGGTTCACTATTGAGACTATGGCCCATAGAACTTGCCCCACCAGAAGTATATTTAACAATCGAGAACCCAGCACTTGGGTTGGCTCTTACTTGTGAAGCAACAGTACCGTCGTTGTTAGTTACCGTCGATGTCCCTCCGTTCCAATTCCAACTGACATAAGCTTCGCTGTTGGTGTTGTACTCAACATCAGCGCCTAGGCTGAACCCATCTGACGTAAACGCAGTTAATCCATCTGCATTCGTGTCCTCAGCATCAGTAGAATTACTTTCTAATTCTTTAGTTACGCCACGCACAATATCCACCAACTTATGGTTATCAGCTTCTGCTCTGTTTTTAAGCCAGGTCCAAGATGGTGAAAACTCTAGTCCCGAAATGCTTTGCGTTCCACCGTTTCCATCATATGTTTTTGCTGCAAACTGCTTGCTACCGTCTGCAATAGTTGGATCAGGTAAATTATTTGTGCATACGGCCTTGTGTCCAGTGTTTGGAGTGCCGCTGAATGGTCGCTGTCCAAAATTATATGAGCCTGCAGCACTTGTAAAATTCGCTGCTGTCCCATCCCAGTTATAACCAGTCGTACCAATTTCGTAATACCACTGACCAGATCCTGGAATAATTGTTGGCAGATCACTACTGCCACTCGCATCTAGATTTCCATTCGTTAACGTAGAATGACCAGCGTGCAATGGGTTTAACGTAGCAAAATTGTTCGATGGAGAGTCAGTTAAACTGTCGTTACCTACTCCAGCGGCAACACTTAGATTGTTAGGCGTCCAGTTGTTACTATTTCCAGAAGTATCTTTTCCTAATGTTGCAGCAGTTGCAGCACTATTGTCTGCAAACTGCAGTCTAAAACCATTTGTTCCGAATGTTAAACCGGCTGTATCTTTAGCAACCCAATTCCCGTTTGAATCAAATTCTCCAAATGACGAAGAGCTAAGTGCGGTGCCGTCAACAAAGTTGATTTCCGCCATATACCCGTCAAAATATAGATCATTTGCTGAGGAGTTACCGATAAACTGAGCAATGTTGTTATTTATTTTGCCATCATAGTTTTGTGATGGATAGCTTGTCGTAGCAAGTGATGTAACTTGACTACCGTTACAATATATTTTGCACCTGTTTGAGTCTGTAGCCTGTGTAGTGTCTAGCGATACAACTAGGTTCAAAAAACTTGATGGATCTACAAATACTTGGGTTGTCTTAATGGTGCCATCACTGCCGTCATCAAAACTGACGGTAATTTCTCCGTCGTTATGAATTTGAATGCGATCTCGATCCGTACCACCTCCTGCGCCAAAAATAGTCCTGTAATTTCCATCAATCTTTCCACGCTTAAACCAGCAACTAAAAGTCCACGTCTTTCTGTTAGACGCTGAGCTAGGAGTACGGCTAAGAAATGCAGAATCAGCACTATTTAGTCTAATTGAACGCTCACTTTCGTCAGCACCGCCTTGTCCAGCGGCACCAGCTAAAATATTATTAGATACTACACTCATGAATAAGCAAGCGTAGCGACTGCGTGGATAGAACCAGTGGTACGAACGACGTAGTCCACACGATCAACAGCCGCTGCTGTAGTCGTAAGAGTTGGTGCACTTCCGCCAGCAAAGTCCCAATAAGAACCCCACGCTGCAGTACGTGAACCTGTTCCATCCTGGACAAGGAAGATGGAACCAGATTGACCAGCAGTAAGGTTGGTAGGGTTAGCAATTGTACGATTACCACCGAGGGTTAAAACGTAGTTATTAGATGCTGCAAAATCAGGAGTTACCGTAGCGCCATCAGTCAATGTAGTGATAGTGCCACGTTGTGCAGCGGTAAATGTTTGTGCAGCGTTAAGTTTAGGCAAAGAGCTAATTGTTACGTCAGTATCTGAGCCAGAATTATCAAAAGTAAGAGTATCTACTTTAAGTTTTCCGTAAGCCATAATTAATTAAGAACAAGTAGTTTGGAATTAGAACCAATGGTTAAAGTTACGCTAGAAGCGATGGCCATTGGACCGGCACATACTGCGTTAACGTTGGAAGAAATTGTTTTATTAGTTGAAAGTGTTTGTGCTGTTTCTATAAATACATTACTAGAATCAACATAAGCCTTAGTTGCAGCATCAGTATTTGCAGTAGGCGTACCAAGATTAATGATCTTATTTGTTACTGCATCTAACTCACCGCCAAGTTGTGGTGTGGTGTCATCACTAAGATTTGAAAGTCCAGATCCTTGTAATGCACTGATTCCAACAAAGCTTAGAGTTCCACTACCATTAGTTTTTAAAACTTGATCAGTAGCGCCATCTGATGAAGGGTAAGTAAGACCATTCAGCTTTACAGTACCAGTAATATCCTTACCGTTGACATCTAGATTGCCACCAAGTTTCGGTGAATCATCATTTACAACCTCAGGTTTATAAGCACTTGTTTCTATCGTTACTTCACCTGTACGCTGATCAACTGAGAATGTGTCACCGACTTTGAACTTACCGTTATGGTCAGTGCTTGATGTATATACCTTGCCATCATTTTGAGTTATAACTTGATTGGCTTCATTCGGTACTCCACCATTCTCAGGAGCTGCTCTGTAGTCAGTACCTGCACCTACATATTCAAACGTATGACCACCAGTAGAAATATATGAACGATTATAGAAACTTGCAGTAACATTTTGGGCTATTGCATTT